AAAAGAAGGCACAGAAGTTATCGGTTACAATTTTATTATCAATGCAGAAAAATCTCGATATGTTAAAGAGAAATCTAAAATCCCAGTTGAAGTAACATTCGAGGGTGGTATCAGCAAATGGTCTGGTCTTTTAGATGTTGCACTTGATGGTGGATTTGTTACTAAACCATCTAATGGTTGGTATTCTCACGCAGGTAGCGAAAAGAAGTATCGGTTAAAGGATACGCAAAATAAAGAGTTCTGGATGCCTATTCTGACGGATAAAGCATTCCGAGCATATATTGAAACCACATACCGAGTTGCAGGAACAGAAATGATGCAAACACCCTCGGATGCAGATATAGATCAGGAGATAGAAGATGCCAGTAAAATTTAATCCGTGGCACGTTGTAAATGAAAATGAAGATTTCTGGGGTATTACTTTAACAGAAGGTAAATACGAAGGAACCGGCATTACAATTAACGATATTCAGATGCCAGACGACAGCAAAGGTCTTATGGTAGATTATACAGTCATGAAAAACGCTGAAGGATTTAGTGATGATGACTATAAAACCAAAGAGTTTGAAGCCGTTCTTGCAGATATACTAATACAAATGATTACTACAGCAACGGAAAACCTAAAAGATGAAAATAGAAACACTGATTCTTCAGAGCCTAATATTTGATAATGACTATCTTCGTAAAGTAATTCCATTTCTAAAAGATGAATATTTTGTTGATAGTAATGAAAAATTAATCTTTAAAAAGATAACCGACTTTCTTAACGTATATAAAGACAAACCGAATAAAGATGCGTTGGTTATTGCTCTTCAGAATGACAAATCGCTAACTGAAGAGCAATATACTGAAACTGCAACTTTAGTTCAGAACATGGATAAGTCTGATCATAATAAAGATTGGCTTTATACTGAGACCGAAAAATTCTGCAAAGACAAAGCATTATATAATGCCATTCTTTCTTCTATATCTATTCTCGATGGTCGAGATAGTAATATGTCGAAAGATGGTATACCTTCTTTGTTGCAAAAGGCATTAGGTGTTTGTTTCGATCATCAGGTCGGGCATGATTATATTGATGATGCGGAGAGTCGATTTGAATTCTATCATCGTAAAGAAACAAGAATTCCTTTCGACTTAGACTACTTTAATAAAATTACTAACGGCGGATTGCCTAATAAGACATTGAATGTTGTTCTTGCAGGTACCGGTGTTGGTAAATCTTTATTCATGTGTCACGTTGCATCCTCCGTTCTTGCTCAGAATAAAAATGTTTTATACATTACTTTAGAAATGGCTGAGGAAAGAATTGCTGAACGTATTGATGCTAATATGATGAATATTACATTAGATCAATTGAAAGAAATTCCTAAGGCAATATATGATGGTCGAATTGAAAAGATTAAGGGCAAGACTCAGGGTAAATTGATTATCAAAGAGTATCCCACTACTGGGGCACACGTAGGCCATTTTAAAGCTTTGCTAAATGAATTGCAATTGAAGCGACAATTTAAACCTGACCTAATCGTAATTGATTATCTAAACATCTGTTCTAGTTCTAGATTCAAAGCTGGTTCGAATATCAATTCCTATACATTGATTAAATCTATTGCTGAAGAACTTCGTGGTCTGGCGGTTGAAGAAAATGTGCCTATTCTATCTGCTACCCAAACCACTAGAGGTGGATATGGTAATACGGATGTGGAACTCACTGATACTTCGGAATCGTTTGGTCTACCCGCAACTGTAGACTTTATGTTTGCTTTGATTTCTACAGAAGAGCTTGAACAACTGAATCAGTTAATGGTCAAGCAATTGAAGAATAGATATAACGATCCTACAGCAAATAAGCGATTCGTTATTGGTGTAGATCGAGCAAAGATGAAACTATATGATTTAGAAGAATCAGCTCAGAAGGGAATTTCTGATTCCGGAATGCAAGTCAAGATAGATGAACCTGCGTTAAATAGATATCAGTCTTCACAAATGAGTAGACCACAATCTAGCGGTAGACCAGGAATGCTACAAAAAGATTTCTCAAAAATAAAGGTATAATATGAAAACTTTAGGAACTTCAAAACTCTCAGATAAAACATTAACCAGGGACTCTAGCGGTCCCCAGAATGATGTTTCTATGTCCGCGGAAGAATTTAAAATTATTAATGACGCAATTAGACCAGATAATGAGCCAAGAAAGCTTAATTTTAGAACTGCTGGAAAGATGATTAAAGAATTGTTAGGTGGCGGTATTAATAAATAAACAGTTGAATATATGAAGTCTCTTTGTCGTTACATAATGATAACCCTAAGGAGATTTCATGCTAATATCCGTAACCGGTGCAAAAGATCGAGAGTTATCTAAATATCTAAAATGTGCTGCAAGTTTCTATGCTGAGACTTTATTACCAAAAAAGATTCTTGATAAGATAACACTAACAATTATTATACATGATAAACTGGATGCAGGAGGTTATTGCGATTCAGAAGAATATTCTAGTAAAAATCCTAGAGAATTTATAATAGATTTGGTCAGAACAAAAAAGATAATTAATATGTTCATAACTCTCGCTCACGAGATGGTTCATTTAAAACAAATGGCAAATGGTGAGATGAAAGATAAGCGTATTAAAAACAAGTATGTAACTGTTTGGAAAGGGGAACTGGTCGAGGATGATATTAGTTATTGGGATCAACCCTGGGAAATAGAAGCATACGGTCTTGAAAATAGTTTAACTGCAAAGTTTTTAATTAAATATAATTTATTTTCAAATCTAAAACAATCCCCGGCTGCTTGGTTTCATATTGAGGCAAAAGATACCGAGGAGTAATGCTCCTTAATGAATTATAAAAACAAAAATAAGGAGTTCTTATGGAAAATGTATCAGTACCTTTATATGACATAATTCAAATAGTATTATTATTGGCTGCTTGTTATTGTTGTAAAGTATATGGATTCTATCAAGGTGTACAAGATACAGTACAAACTTTAATAGATCAAGGTGTTCTAAAAGAAGAAGATATAACAGATGATGGTGAAGAATAGTCAAAAAAAGCTTGACTTCTTTACAACTTGAATTTATAATAAGATATGGAGTTGAGAAATGGATGATAAATCTAGAGACAGACTTATAGAAAAAACCGAAGCCGCCCTCGCAGAATTTCTTGCAAACGGTGGTCAGATTGTAAAGGTTGCCCCAAATCGTGCACCTAAGCCGACAACGGCAAACGGCAAGAATAAAGGCGCTAAAGTTCTTCGAGATCCTACCGCAAGGTGGCCAAAAAAGTAATTACATAGGTTATATTATGAATTTTGAAATTGGTTCGGACGTTACTATTGAGACTAAATGGAAATCTAACCTCCTAGGAGTTGATTTTGATTATAATACCTATAAAGGTAAAGTAGTCAAGAACTTCAAATGGTTAGATTCAGATTACGTTTGTGTCTTTACAGGCAACGAAAATCATCCTGTTTCTGCTATTCATAAGAAGTTTATTCTCGGTTTCTCAAAAGAAAAGAATAATTTGAACTTGCGCGTGTTTCGTATCACGTCCAAATCCTCCGGCAAAGAATACATGGTAAACGTCCAAAATGGACATGCCAAATGCGACTGCGTCGGATTCCAGTACAGAAATTCTTGTAAACATTCAAAAAAAGTGCTTGACAAGTTGGCCGAAAGGCTTTATAATTAAGGTATAGCAGTTGCGATTGCTATAGTTTTTAATTTTTTATTATGGAGTTTTGATATGACATTTACAGTCGCAGGCGTTTCGACGCAACACGGTATTACCAAAGTTCGCTTTGCTAATGATATTGTTTCTCGTACTAAGTTGCTTTCCAACGGTGGGCATAATCCGCTTGAGTTGATTGAACTTCCCGAGCCAATGACTAAAGCAGATGCGTGTGAGTATTTGCTTAAGCACGGTGGAGTATTTACACAATGGAAAGATTTGATCGAGGCAACCAAGGCCAAGAAAGATGGTTCTGTTGTTAAGGTTCCAAAGGCAAAAGTCGTAAAGACAAAGCCTGCAAAATCTGTAAGTGCCCCTAAGGCAAAGACGCCTAAGGCACCCAAGATTGCAATCCCAGTCGAAGAAGAAGACTTGGAAATGGTAGAGATTAAAGAATTGGCAGACGCGCCGTTCTAAAAAGTTTAAAAAAAGCTTGACATTTATCGCAAAAGGCGTTATAATTAGAGCATAGTTTGTATAAATAAATTTATAGATGAGAAAGAAAATGTTAACCAACTTAAAACACTCCATACAACCCAGTTCATATTCAAATATGAATCGTTGGTTTGCCTTTGAGTGTGCAGTCCCAACAGGGGAGACCGGGGTTAGTTAAGTATCTTTTCAATCTAGAAATTTACCTAACCCCAGACTTTAAAAATCTGGGGTTTTTTGTTCTTTAAAAATTTAATACTTTTTGTTCCCGCGTGGTGTAGTGGTAGCACAACAGACTTTGACTCTGTTAGTGTAAGTTCGATTCTTACCGCGGGTGCCATATTGAAGCATATTACTTGCCTGACCGAAAAAGTCGCGGTAAACTACAAGAGACAGGAGTTCGAATCTCCGGGACTGGTAGTATGATTCAATATGGCAAATACAAAGGAGAGTAATGCAGCGGGGATGGTCCTGCGACTGGCCTTGAAAACCAGGTTCTCAGAAATGGGATGGGGTTCGACTCCTCTGCTCTCCGCCAGTTTATGGAGTTGTTAGTTTAGTGGCAAAACCGCGGGTTGTGATTCCGCTATCACGGGTTCGATTCCCGTACGACTCCCCAATGATTATGCCGCGGTAGCTCATCAGGTAGAGCAGCAGACTGAAAATCTGTGTGTGGCTGGTTCGAGTCCAGCTCGTGGCACCAAGTTTAAGGATAGTAACAGCAAATTTAAACAACAATACTCTTGAAAAGTAAGGGAACGGTTCGACTCCGTAGCCGAAAGGTTTGGTGTAACGGTAGCACTAGTTTAATTCTATCCTGTTTAATTTTTATCTCGTTCATCTAGAGGCCAAGGATAGCAGGTTTTCATCCTGTTCACATCGGTTCGAATCCGGTACGAGATGCCAACAAAATGCTTGACATCTATACTGTAGGTGTTATAATAAGATAAGTTAGTAGAAATGCCCCTGTAGTTTAATGGTAAAACGGCGGATTTATATCCCGTAAGCAACAGATAATTGGTTCATCTGGGTTCAATTCCCGGCGGGGGTACCAAGTTTTATATCTCTTTGGTGTAATGGCAGCACTGCGGTCTCCAAAACCGTAAGTGGGGGTTCGAGTCCCTCAGGGGATGCCAGTTTTGTGCCTGGTTAGCTCAGGGGTAGAGCGGCTCTTTTACACGGAGCGGGTCGGCGGTTCGAAACCGTCACCAGGTACCAGTTAGTTTTTTCTCGGTGTAGTGAAATGGTATCACTCGTGCTTTGGGAGCATGCAGCGCAAGTTCGATTCTTGCCACCGAGACCAAGTTTTTATTGCGGGTAGGGTCAGGTCACCACTCCGGTCTCATAAGCCAGGAGCATCGTTGGTTCAAATCCAACACCCGCTACCAAATAAGGGGGCAGCAGAGGGCTGCGGCGGATCCTTGCAAGATTCGTGTCTAGAGGGGTTCGATACCCCCGGCCTCCACCAAGTTTATGCGCCTTTAGCTCAACTGGATAGAGTTGCGGTCTTCGAAACCGTCGGTTGGGGGTTCAAATCCCTCAGGGCGCGCCATGTTAAATTGGAGAGTGGGCAGGACGGTAATGCAGCAGATTGCTAATCTGTCATCGAGAAATCGGTGAGTGGGTTCGACTCCCACACTCTCCGCCAAAAAAGATTAACATTTTTATACGAAAATGCTTGACATT